GCAATCGAAGACAGTTTCCTCATCGCAAATTTTAACTTTACCCTTTTCGATATCTTTTAATGTAAGCATTTAAAACCCCCAATCATTGGCATTTAATAAAATCACGCCCCAAGCAAAAGCACTTACTAAAAAACTAATAAGCACATCTTTTAGAATGCTCTTTAGTTGATCTTTTCTTGTTTGTTTTTTGCGGATCTGTTGCATTCGTTTGAGCGATATCTGCAAAGCTTCCATTATTTAACCCCCTTTATAAAAATGAAATAACGTTTAACACAGTATTGAAAAGCACTAGCGCCGAACCGATCGAAAATAAAACAAATTGGTTTCGCTTTGCATAAATAGCTAAAGCATGTTTCAAAACTTGAATTTTAGTTAAAGAAAAACCGTGCTCTTTTTCGGTCTCTCTTACGTTTTTAATATCCGAAATAATCCCCATCATTTAACCCCCTTTATAATGATCTTAGCCGGTGAAAAATCCCATATAGCGCCGGCGCTAAAATCCCACAGATCCGGCGCTAGTTTTGAATTGTTAAGGTCTAGCGTGCCACCGCGCGCGGTTTTGGAAACTTTTCGCTTGCCTAACGGATCAAGGATCAAAACGATAGAGTTTTTCTTATACTCCACGTTATAGCGCGCGTTTGGCGTAAATCCGGCGCTCGTCATTTGATCGCAATTTTGTAGCCATAAACGCCAGTTATTTTTGTGAATTGTTGGTTTAGTCTGTTTCATCGTTAACCCCTTAATGAACCGCAATAATTATATCGATACCCTTAAAGCGATCACTCCCACAAGCATGACCTATGGGCGTGCAATCCCCGCATTTGCCGGTGCATGTATAGGCTTTTTTCGGGTATGCTTTTCGTAATTTTGCTTGGTGGGCTCGGTCGCCGTGATCGGTGCTTTTAACGTGAGAGCCCACAGAAACGGCGACAAATTCACCGCGCACGTAATCAAACGCTTTCAACCTATCTTTAACAACGTCGCTATATTTAGATCCGCTAGACAAATTTAAACGATAATTACTAGGCACGGTCCCCTTATAATCGAGAAACGATTGCCACGATTTAGAATAACCGTAAGTGATTAACCAAGGGCGCGCCGTTAGCGCTTGCATCCAAAAAGCAATATCATCAACGCCGGTAAAATCCCCATCCACGTATAAGCGAAAGTCTATCGCGCCGAATTTGGGCTCGAATCGATCAACCGCTTTTAAGATATGCGCGCGCCCTTCATCGGATTGTAGAAGAATGCTGTTTTGTGCTTGCCGGCAAAATGCCGACGGATACCGCCAAGCTTTAAAGGAATAGCAGAAATTCAAGCAATCGCCGGCGCCTACACAGAAACCCTTGCCGGCTAGACTACTGAAAGCAAGGAATGGCAATTTTCCATTCCCATCTTTAGCCATGATCGAAAAGCAAGGCGCGCCATCTAATAAAAAGATTTTAAGCTTGGTTAGGTCTCTGACCCAATGGGCGCCGGTTTCAGTTGTTAATACGTCGTCAATCACGGCTACGGCGCCGTGATTGTCTTTTTTGCTGATTGCGTTAGCAATGCGCGTGCATTGTGCTCTATTCATCGTTAGCGCCCTCATCTTCCTCAACCCAAAAGTTAACCCTTGCAAAAGTGCCGTGCCCATCAATGGCGCCCACTTGAAACGAACAAGGGCAAGCTTTTAACCAAGCTTGGAAAGCTTCGCTGTAAATGATTGCGGTCTCGCTTGGATCTTTGGTTTGGGTAAACCCTTCTAGATAATCAATCATCTTAAAGGCCCTCGCGTTTGTTGTGCTCTAGCACTTTAACGATTGAGGAAATCACGTAGTAAATTTCTCTAGCGCTCATTCTATAATTGGTGATCTCTGTTTCCCCACCATTGCCCACATATCTACAAAGCTTATAACCACCATAGGCACGATCAAGGTTATAGCGTCCTATTAAGGGTTTACGTGCTACCTCGTCCCATTGATCCGCGCTTCCGTGCTCCAGAATGTTTAAGCAATCGATTTCGTGCCTAACGTTTTTAACTGTAATAGCCATGATTAAACCCCTTTAATAGTAGATAAAACTTGTCGATATTCCGGTGATAAAACGCAAACACAGAAAGGATGCTTATGCTCATAAGCTTTAATCTTTTCAGCAAGCTTGGCGTTTGGATTTGCTAGATATTTCTCTATAAGTTTTTGCATGTCTTATTGCCTTTTTAATGAATGTAGGTGAATCCTAAAGCATATCGGTAGTCTTTGGTAGTACTTTATACGTTTATTTTAGTTTATTTTCTACTTATTAAGTTTTATCAATAAAATCAAGGCCTTAGCCGGGATTTGCCCTGCTGCGATGGGTTACGTCGATACACTCATTACACTCTTTCAGCTGAAAAAAAAAAAAATAAAAAAAATAAAAAATGGGACGTAATTAGACGTAATGGTGTAACACACCTTTAAGCATGTGGGATTGAGAGCATTACGTCTAATTTTGTTTGGTGTAATGGTGTAATGGTTAGTGGGGGTTAGTGATTTCCCATGGATCACGGATCAAGGATTAAAACATTGAGGAAAAAAGATATAAGAGTATAACGATTGTTAACGCTGTTAATCATCGGAGATTAAATAGAGTTTACTGGTGCAATACCTTAAACAATTAAACCAAGCCTAGCGCCGGCGCTTAAGGCGCTGTTGAAACAAAATAGAGCCCAAATATCCTTGATCCGTGATCGATTGTTATCGGCGCTATTATCGGGCCCGATCTCGTATTCCGAGCTCGAACCATAAGCCATTGATATATAAGCATTTTCCACGAATCATGCTCGCTATTTCCGGTAATAACAATTACCGGAAATAGCGTTAAAATATCCACTAAAAACCGTCTAAGTAATTGATTTTACTACATTAATTGGGTCCCTTTTGGTCAAACCAAATACCTAAACGCGAACGATTCTCATTCGCATCTCAAAAATCCGGGCGGGCCGTAGCTAGGTAGACCTTGGCTAGGTTTCACACGAAAAGTTCTGGTCAAAACAAAAATGACTTTCGTTTCACGTGAAACTTACTTGCTAACCCACCCCCTTTCATTAGAAAATCAAAAGCTATAAAAATTTTTCAAAATTTTGTATGATTCGGTTTTTGGAAAACAATGGAGATCCTGTGAGTAAACGAGCCAAGGAACTATTTAACTCTTCCCCTCTGCCCGTATCCCAAAAGCAAAAGCTGCTAAACAGACTAGACGCTCCTGTTAAACCGTTAAAAGATCAACCCAAGGCGGTTACACCGCAGCAATGGAAGTTTATCCAGGAACTGGTATGCGAGGACGGCAGGCTAACGCTCAAGGAAGCCGCGATCCGTGCGGGGTACTCCGAGGAAAACGCTTCTTGGGAAGCTAACCACTTGACCGACGCCAAACATTCCCCTCATGTAGTTGCCGCGATCCAAGAGTATAGGCATCAGTTAGCTCAAAAGTACGGAACTACCTTTGAGCGCCACATGAGAGACCTGCAAGAAATCAGAGACGCCGCACTAGAGGCTAAAAATTTTGGGGCAGCGGTATCGGCAGAATACCGTCGTGGACAAGCACTGGGAACAATATACGTTGACCGTAAAGAGATAAGGGTTGGCACGATAGACAGCATGTCCAAGGAAGAAGTCCAAAGGAAGCTGGAGGAGATAAAGGCCATGTATGGCACTCCGCCACAAGAACTGATTGATGTAACGGCGGAAGATCTAGAAGAAAAGCCCCCCACAATACTTGAGGCTATGCGAGATGGCGAAAGGACCAGAAGGACTCCTGTACAAGAGAGTGAGGGAGAACCTGCCGAATGTAGTAATAACGAGAGTGGAGAACAAAGTGAGTCTGGGGTTTCCCGACTGCCTGATAGCGATACCGAAGAAGGGCTATGTGTTGATGGAGCTCAAGGTAGTGACCTCAGGGAAGAAGGTGAAACTGAGCCCCCACCAGATAGCGTTTGCCCTGAAGCATGGGAAACTGGGAATGCCGACGTTCCTGCTAGTGGAGTGGCATCCGAAAGCCACCAAGAAGCTCTCTGAAAAACAACTTTTGTTATACCATGGGGATAGTATCGAAACCCTAGTTCTCGAAGGCGTGGAAACCGAACCCTTAGCCCGTTGGCCCTTAAACGCGGTCAATTGGCAAAGGCTCAAGGAACATTTAATCTAAGGACGTTTATGCAGCCAATAGCCCCTCGCCAAGACGTAGAAGCAGAAAGATTACGACTAGAGTTACGTCTAGCTTTGTTAAATGGGCAAGAAAACGCACAGCAAAACTTTATTGGTTTCTCTCGGTACGTGTGGCCTGAAGCGATAATCAGTAGCCATCACGAGATAATGGCTAAAGCCTTTGACCGCATAGCCGACGGCACGTTGAAACGCCTGATCGTGAACATGCCACCGCGGCACACCAAATCTGAGTTTGCATCCTACTTGCTTCCGGCCTATCTCATGGGCCGTCGTCCAACGACCAAGATTATTCAGGCCACGCACACCGGCGAGTTAG